TTGTGTCGTTGCTTTTTCTGTGCGTTCTTTTTGTCTTTCTAATAATTCACCTAAACCATGGTCATTATCTTTCTTTCTTCCTACAATAACATCTTCGGCTTCAAATAATTCTTTGCGTAAATCAGCGGTAGATACATCGTCATCTTCTTTGTCTCCAAAAAGCAAGTTTTTACCAGGAACATCCATTCTATCCGCATTTATTAAATTACCCTCTTCATCTATTGTTTGCATTAATTTGTTGCCTTCTTTACGAGCTTTAGCAATATTTTCTTCAATTGCTTTCCTTTTACTTTCTTTTACGCGTTCTTTAAATTGCTCTTTAGAAATCTCATCATTTTTCTTCTTTTGACTCATAAGTTCATTTAAATCTTTTTCTAAATATTCAACACGACCTGTCTTATATGCTTCAGGATGAAACGGCAACCACATACCAACTGCTCCTACATAGACATCATGATTTGTATCTAGTTCTCTTAACATTTTGCATCGCATTTCGGCTTCTTCTTGAGAACCAAACACACCCCGCACTTTAATACCCCTCGTATTTGTTTGAAATTCATGTAATTCATTATATTCTTTTTGCAACTGTTCTTCTTTAGCATCAATAAATGATTTATATTCATCGTCTAGAGTAGTTAAAAATAAATTATTTTTTTCTTCTTCTACAAATTCCTCCATATCTTTGCTTAATTTATTAAAATCTAAATTGTATTTGTATGCTAAGAAATTCAAAAATTGTGTATATTTTTCAAAAGTTTTTTTAAACTCAAAGTTCTTTAAAAATTTCTCAAAATAAAATAATTCTTTATTTTTTATATGGTCTTCTGGTGAAATAAAACTTAAACATACATATTTTTGCCCTCCTAACGGTTTATCTTCATCTAATAAATCCACATATTTGGTTTTTTCTAAATTAGGAGGTTGTTTGTCCTTATCTTTGGATTTAGAAGATTTTTTTGTAAACATTTTATAAAATAGTATTTTACTATAATTTTAAGTATTTTATTTTAAACAATATATAATTACATTTTTTTATAATTACATTTTTTATAATTATATATTTAGGTAATTTTGTAATAATTTAAAATGTGTAAAATATAATTTTTTTCTTAAGTATTATTATAAAACAAAAATGAATTTCAGTATGGGTGAATTAATAAAAAGAGCTGTTAAATATTTAATTGAAGGTTTAATGGTAGCAATAGTTGCTTTTGTTATTCCACAAAAACCATTGAAAATGGAAGAAATTGCTATTATTGCTTTAATGGCTGCTGCCACATTCTCTATACTAGATACTTTTATTCCAACAATGGGTGTAAGTGCAAGAACAGGCGCTGGTTTTGGCATTGGCGCTAATTTGGTTGGTTTCCCAAGAATGTAATTATATTTTAAAAATTATTAATTTAAAAAATATATAAAATATAATATTTTATATATTTTATATATTTTATATATTTTATATATTTTATATATTTTAATAAAATACACTTTTGCATTATGATTTAATAATTTTTTATTGACCAAAGTAAATATATTTACTAATAATAGTAATTATAATTGTTATGATTAAAACTAAGCCATTAATAGGTATTTTAGCAACACCCTATATAAAAAATAATAATTCTGATGAAATATTTATAAAAGAAAATATAATACATTTTTTAAAGCAAAATTCTATTGAATATATTATAATCCCATATACTATTAAAAAGTTCGAATTAAATAAAGTATTATCAAATTTAAATGGTCTAATATTTCCTGGAAGTCAAATAGGTAATATTTATAGTAACAAATTTATAAAGCAACATTTTTTAATGCAAAAATATATAGTTAAAAAAATCAAATTAATGGCTAATAATAATATACTAATACCAATATTAGCAATATGTCATGGTTATGAAAATATGATTTTAATTGAAAAAAATTATAATTTAACAAAAAAAACTATTAACAACACTTTTATTAATGTAAACTCGTTTTATAATTATAAAACAACACCACAATTTAGTAATACAAAACTGGGAAACTTATTTAAAAAGAATTTTAATAAAACAAAAAAACTTATTCATAATAATTCGTTAGCATTAGAATTAACTATAAAACACAAAATTAAAAATTATGAAGTTATTGCTACTAGTTTAGATAAAAATAAGATACAGTTTATAGATATAGTAAAACATAAAAAATATCCATTTTTTGGATTTCAAGGACATCCAGAAATAAATAATACCAAATTATTTACTCCATATATTGATTATGTAAATGCTAGTTTTAAAAAAAAAATTCTAAACCAAACAATAAAACATAATAGTACTTTGGATTTTATAAAATTAAAATCTAAGAGGGTTTCATGTAAAAAATATAAGTTAGCAAAAACAATAAAAGATGGTAAATGTATACTTTATAAAATATAATTTATATTAATTTTTAATATTTTTATATTTCTTTGTATTCCTACTGCTATTACTATTATGTTTAGTATTTTTCTTTGATTTATTTTTACCGTCATAATTTAGTTCTTTGGGTATATATCTAAAAAAATTCATATTATATAATTTTGAATCGCGTGATATTTCATTTGCTCTAATTTTGGCATATAATTTGGCTTTTTCTTCTCTCATATCTTCTAATGTTTTTTGTTTTCCATAACATAATACACTGAATCTTCGCAATAACCCTTTTTGTTGAAGACGATTTTTTAATTGAACTTTAAATAAATATTCTGCAATACATAATAATCTATTTTCATCATAATAAGGTCTATCTGCATATATAAATATTAAATAAAAACTTAATATTGTATCTATTGATGCTACTTTTATTTTTTGTCCATTAATATTTATTAAATTATAACTATGACAAGCAGTTGGTTTATAAATAAATGCTATAACATCATTATTTACAATAATCTCATAATGAACATCAATATATTCGCCTATTGGTTTTTTTTTAAAAATCTTAACATTTTTATAACCTTCATAGTGTAATTGTTCCTTAAGAATAGTAGCGCTCTCTTGGGGATTTTCGCTTAATACATCAAAATCTGGAATATTAGAAACTTGTCTTCTTTCTTTATATGGCATATACTTACTATATAGAGTTGATGCATAACCTCCAAAAAAAACTAAACCCTGATTAATAAACGATGTTCTAGTAATTTCATATATATTTTTTTCATCTTCGGATGATCCTTCATATTTTCTCTGGAAATCTTGCTTATCACATAATATACCTTTTAATGGATAATTTTTATTTAATAGACTAATTCGTTTTAGGATTTTTTCCCATCTAGATACATCTCCCATTGGGCGCGATAATTCAAGATACATTGCCATACGAAGAAAATTAGGCGGACAATAATTAATTCCATTAATTTTTATTGCTTTTTTAGAGACATTTTTAAATAATTTCTTGTCTAATAAAGTAATATCTGCAATTGGTACAAAATTTACATAAACTTTATATGTGCCACTATGCACTCCTGATTTTGCTTCTACTTCTTCATAACCTGCTTTATAATATATGTCTGCTAAATCTCTCGCATATTCAGTAGCATATGGTGAAAAAAAATCATAATCAGGTATTTCAATATTTTTATTATAAAATCTATATTGCTCTGGTAGTATATTATTTACAGCAGTTCCACCATAACATAATATTTTATGCGTTCGTAAAAAAGTTTCTAAAATTTCAATAATATTTTTAATTGTATCTGATTGAACCAACTTTTTTCCAATTATGTATGTAGCATTATCTATAGCATTTCTTAATATTTTCAATTCTTTTTCTTCATAAGATTCTTTCATAATATTATATTATACTAATATAATATTATTAACATTAAAAATGAAAACATAAAAAACTTAACACTTTATTATAGTTAAACAATTCCTCAATTTCCCAACTTCCTAATTCCCTAATTTCCTAATATTGCATTTGCTACTGCGTCGCTAGTGTTTTCAGTTGAACTAAAATCTAAAGATACTCCAGTAGAAGTTTCAATTGCGTCAGGTGCTGCATTTATTATTCGCATGTCCTTCATTCTCCATGAATATCTATTAACTTCTTCAAAGTATTCATTATAAAATTTTAAATTAGCATCTGATTTTGGATCTGCCTGATGTTTCATACAAATTGCTTGGCATCCATTTAAAAAAGAACTAGTGCTATTAAAATTCGTTTTGGTATTATCTAAATCTGGTAATACTATTGTAAATTTTGTTTTTGTTTCTTCTATAAATTGCGCATTGCCATCTTTAGTTTTTACATCCTGATATCTATAAGTATTACAATACAAACCTTTATCTAGCAAGTTAATATATTTTTTTAATTTTACTAACTTAGGATTTAGAATAATGTTAGGGGTGGAATTAAAATTACATATAATTATGATTTTTCTAAATAAATATTTCATTTTGATGTTTTTTATAGATGCATCTTTATATACTAATAATGAAAAATTAGAATTAATACTTTTATCTAAATGTTCCTCAAATAAATCACCCATTTTTTCTAACATTATTACATTTTCACTCATCACTCTAAAATTTAATATTAATGGATCATTTGCGCATATTGTTTTTGTTTCATCAAAAGCATTTGTAATTATTGTAGTTAACACTTCGCTCAATAATAAAGCATTATAAGTTTCTTTAATATTATTATTATTTGCTGAAGACGAAGCAACAATAGGAACATTATTATATGAATAAATTTCAAAATCCAAAAATCTGCAACCATTACTAATACATTTTTCTAAAGCACATATATTAACAAAATTATTCTTATATTCATCTCCACAGCAACAATTATATGCACTTTTAACATGATAATTAATTAATGTACTATTTGAATTATCAAATAGGGCTAAAGCACTGGGTTTAATAATATTATTACCATTAAAATAAGACTCATTTGTTGGATTAGAATAAATATTATCTAAGTTGGTGCAAGATTTGTCTTTTAATCCTGCTTTATTAAAAATCCAAATAAATACAACAAAAATAATTAATGCAATAATAGCTAGTGTTATTTGTACAATTGTTTGTGTATTTAAGTTAGCAATTGTTCTGGTAAGACTTGCAATATTCGCTTTAATATTCGCGCTCATAATAATTATATTTACTATATATTATATTTACTATATAAAATTTAAAACATATTATAACATAAATAAAAAGTATAATGTTATATTAATTAATATAATGGCAGGTGGATTATTAAATTTAATAGCACTAGGAAATCAAAATATTATACTAACAGGTAATCCAACAAGAAGTTTTTTTAAATCGACATATTCTAAATATACCAATTTTGGATTACAAAAATTTAGAATTGATCAAGTGGGACAAACAGAATTAGATATTACTAAAATTTCCAAATATAGTTTTAAAATTATGCGCTATGGAGATTTATTAATGGATATTTATTTAGTAGTAAAATTACCTAAAATATGGAGCCCAGTTTTAAAATATAATAATGAATACAGACCATACGAGTTTAAGTGGATTAAAAATATTGGTTGTCAAATAATTAAAGAAGTTAATATAACAATTGATGGGATAACAATACAGAAATTTAGTGGTCATTATTTACAAAATATTGTGGAGCGTGATTTTGATGCACATAAAAAAGCAATATTTGATAAAATGACAGGAAATATTGATGAACTAAATGACCCAGCAAAGTATAATAATAGAAATAATAATTATCCAAACGCGTTTAATGGAAGCGATGTAAATCCTGATGCAACTAATATTGAACCGTCAATTCGTGAGTTTACTTTATATATACCAATAAATAGTTGGTTTTCAATGTCTTCCTTAATGGCATTTCCATTAATATGTTTACAATATAGTGAGTTAGTTATTGATTTTACATTGAGACCTATTAATGAATTATATACAATAAAAGATGTTTTGTTTGACAATTCTTCTAATATTACTCAATATAACAATTTTCCACAAATTCAAGCAAATCAAAATAATTTTATTTATCAATTTAAAAGATTTATACATGCTCCTCCATTTAGAGATTTAATATTTGATGAGGATAGTTATAGAAATTATAGCACTACTATAAATAGTAATATTCATTTAATATGTACACAATGTTTTTTGGAAGAAACCGAGAGAAAACATTTTGCTAAAAATAGTCAGAGTTATTTAATACGAGAAATTAATGAATACAACTTTGAAAAAGCAATAAAGTCAAATAAAATTAAAATAGAGTCTAAGGGTTTAATTAGTAGTTGGATGTGGTATTTTCAAAGAAGTGATGTTGCTTCTAGAAATGAATGGTCTAACTATACTAATTGGTTATATGAAGACAAAATTCCAAATGATTTAGAAAAACTTAGCATTGCTAGTGAGTATAAGTATTATAGCCCTAATTTTACCTATAGTGGCGATATTTCCAAAAATATTTATATAACAGGTTATAGTCCTGATATATATTCACAAACAAATCAATGCGAAATAATGAAGAACTTTGCTATTATTTGTGATGGTAAATATAGAGAGCAAGATTTTGATAGCAATATTTTTAGTAAAGTTGAAAAATATAATAAATCTAATGGATCTTGTTCTAAAACAGGATTATATTGTTATAATTTTTCACTAACAACAGATCCATTCAAACAGCAACCGACTGGAGCATTTAATACTAATTTATTTAAAACAATCGAATTCGAGTATAACAATTACAGTAATCCTCCTATAGATCCTATAAGCTCAAATTTTACAACAATATGCGACGAGGAAACGGGTGCTGTTATAGGAGTATCAAAAGATCCTACTAGTATTTATAAATATAATTATAATTTACATGTTATTGAAGAAAAATATAATATATTATTGTTCCAAAATGGTTTTGCAGGATTAGTGTATTCTAAATAAATTAACTTTTAGAATAATTTGGTTTTTCTAACTCTACGCGTTCCGTTTTTGTATTTTAATTTTGCTTTTTTGGCCAATTTTAGTGCTTTAGATGATTTAATACATCCATTTTCTAATATTTTATAATCTATTGCTGATGCTTTTCCGCCACTAATAGAACTGGCTAAGCGCGCTAGTCCCCAACTATGACTGGTTTGATTCGGTCTTGAACCGGACGAATAATAAGCACCTTGTCCTTTATTTACAATTTTGCGTAATGAATTTATAGAGCACCCCGTTTTTTTAGAGAGATTAGGATTAATTACTAATTTATCAATATTATATAATTTTTTTACATTTAATATATGTTGTGAGGGTTTGGATTTATATGATGAAATATGTTTTCGCGTAATATAACTATTTTTTTTATAAGCTTTGCGTGATTTTTTTAATTCATTTGAAATTATTTTTTTATCTTTTTTGGTTATGTATTTAGGTAAATATTTAATTGGTACATTCATTATTATAATATAATAATATAATATAATATAATATAATAAAATAATAATATAATGAAAGAAAAAATAATAAAATTTGAGAGAAGTAAAATAACTGGCAAAAAATATACAGCATATGTTAAAAATAAAACAACACAGAAAATACGCAAAATACATTTTGGTGCTTCAGATTATCAACAATTTAAGGACAGAACACCCTTAAAATTATAT